CTCTTCAGCTTCAAAAGCTTCTTTGGAGGCATCAATTAAATCGGAAATCAAATCTTGTGTCCACCATGATGGGTTTTCTTTTTTTATTAAGTTTACCAAAGTAAATCCAAATTCCGCGTGTATATTCTCCTCCTTTGATGTTGCTTCTACAGCATTACTCATTCCCTTCAAAACATTTTTATGTTTGTTAAAAGACATAATAACCAAGAATTGTGAGAACAATGAAACATTCTCCACAAACATTGAGAAAAGAACTACAGACTCAAAATAATCTCGATTCTCAACTGATTTGGAGTTGGCAATAGACTTCTCCAAATATTTAATTCTTTTACGAATTGCGGGTACTTCAAGTAAGTTTTCGAACTCACTGTTCAAACCCAACACTTGAATCAAATTTGAGTACGCATCCGCGTGCCGGACTTCAGACTCCGCAAAAGTTGCCCCAACATTTCCTATTTCAGGTTTTGGTAATTTTTTATAGATGTCACCCCAAAAGTTTTTGACAGCAATTTCGATTTGTGAGATTGCCAACATTGCTCTTTGTACCGAAGTTTTTTCCTTTTCATTTAAATGAACTTTGAAATCTTGAATATCAGAAGTAAAATTAAACTCAGTATGAACCCAATATGAATGTCGGATTGCGTCAACATATTCTACTAAATCGGGATACTCATAGGGTTTTAAATTAGTTCTTTTGGTAAAAATATTCGGTTGGTGTTTCGAACGATAAATAATATACTCTTTAGCAACATCATTCAAACCATTATCCATAAGTTTATTTTCTACCATATCATGAATCTCGTCAACATGAGGTACATGATATTTGTTTTCTCTGAAAATTCCTTTGGTAGTTAACCTTGCAATTTTATCCGCCATGTCGTCATCTATTTTTCCAACTGATTCCATCGCCTTTAAGATTGCCTTTTTTATTTTTTCAGGTTCAAAAAGAACTTTCTCACCACTTCTTTTTATAACGTGACGAGATTCGTCTATACTGATATTATTTATGTCATCCATAATTTAGATTGTTTTTGATTTTAGTTTAAATTGGGCTATTATTTTGTTCTTGACGAGCCTTTCTCTTTTCTAACAATTCTTTGATTCTTTCTTGTTTTTTTTCAACCTGTTGTTCTTCGAAACCTAAGAAGGTAACTGAAGACTCAGTATCTATAATTAACAATTCATTATCAAATTTGCAGTTTTCAAAAACAACACCATCTTGACCCAAGCGCGATTTAGTAATCGCCATCGTAGCTAACTTCATTTCTTTTTGTTGAAGAGTCTTAGCAACTGAGATTATAACATGGCCAACTTGAGCTTTCTTGATTGACCCTCCCATTTGGTCGGTGGTTACAACTTCTGAAGAAATTGATGACCGATTACCTTGTGTTGCGGTCCATCCTGCTAAGTTTAGTTCATGGCACATAGCCTCGAAGTGTCTCATTACAGAACCTTCAGCTTTCCATTCATCGGTCTTAAGGTTATCAGGTACCACACAATCGATGTAATCCAAAGTAACCATATCAATCTTAATCCCATCAGCAATCATTTTTCTTACTTGGAGTTTGATTTGATTCATGGTCATAGTATCAGACGGGAGTTTTTTCAGAATGAGTCGGTTTGGCATTGAATTCTGAACTTCCTGTACTTTTTCCATTACATCTTCTTTCATCAACGATAGGTTATCGGGTTCAATACCAGTCCAAAGGGTGATGTGTTTTCTTTGAATTATTTTTACATTATCCTCAAAGAATATCTGAAGAACATTGTAACCAATATTGAAGGCGGAATTTGCAATTTTGGTCATCAAAGTAGTTTTTCCCACACCAGTTGGTGCCAGAATGACACCTATTTCACCTTTCGCCAAACCACCTTTTAACAGTCTATCAAGACCCGCAATACCCATTGGGATAGGATGTCTGTAATCATCGTTTAAAACATCATCTAAACCAGTAAAAACATCTAACACACCAGTTTCTCTTTCCCCTACTTGTAGGGCTTCTCGTACCATGTTTTCCACTTGGTCGTATGATTCGAAATCTCCCTGAGTGATTATTTTTTGTGCCTTATCCATTGCCTTTTGAAGTTCTTGTTGTTTACAAAACTTCAATGCCTTTTCTTGAACAAACACGCTACCATCAAACGGCGCATTTTGGATTTGTTTCAGAGTATCTAAAACAATCTTTAAGACAAGTTCTTGAGAAATTTCTGATTTAGCAATTTGTTCTAAAGTGTCAAAAGTTGGTGTTGATTGATATTTCCCATAATATTCTCGAATCATTTGAACAACAATTTTAAAGTATTTGTTGTCAAAATATGAGGGTTCTAATACATCAACAATGGACTGTGCGAATTCTTTATCTACGATAATTTGGTTTAAAAGTTGGATTTGAAATGTATTACCGAGATAGTCAAAATTCTTAGTCATATAATTGTGTGTATTCATTAAATATTACTTAGACAAGTCGTATTCCAAGTACTCGTGAGATAAATTCTCACCTGAAAAAATGTCAGTTAATCCTTTCAAAATATTTTTTAGGCTGGGGCGTACATCAACCGTATATCTGACTTTTGGAGGGAAAAGTTTACCATCGAAAATTCTGTGAAAAATTTTTTCTTCACCTAATTTGACATACATATGGAAGTTCTCAGGACCATCAGTATTTGATGTGTTAAGAACCTCAGGGTCCAAGTAAATTGATTCTTGGTTGTCTAACATGTATGTGATAGTTTTTAGCTTTAAATCTTGAACTAAGTCATCTTCAACTTGTTGCATAAATTCAACAAGGTCTACGGAACGACCAGCTTTTGGATTGTAGTTTCTTACATTGTAGAATCTTTGAACTACAAAATTATCGTTAAGAGTCAAAAGGAACTCCATTTTGGTAATTGATTCTTCTTTCATAATTGATTTTGATTAGATTGATTAAATTTTCTTTTTTCTTTTCTTGTTAATTTTAAAAATGGTTTTAAGAACTCAACGAACGCTTCGTCATTCTTAGGGAGATACTTAAAGAATCCATCGTTCATCATCATTGATATAATATTCTTCCTGTCTCGACCTTCAGGGTCTAAACTCTCTGAGTAATACAATGTGACAACTTCTTGACCCTCTACAGTTATCATAGGATTAGATAAGTCCATAATCCTTTGATTAATTGAGTAAAATTTATCCCCGAATTCACCATCTTTTGTTTGACCATTTACGATATTTTTTAAAACATTGAGTTTATTATCTTCTTTAATTAATCTCTTTGTTCTTGTTAAAATATCATCAACATTAAGTGTTGTTTCAAGTACCTCAGGGAAAAATTTTACAAAAGTTTTTTCCCCTAATCTTGCAATACCTTGAATGTTATCACTCTTGTCCCCCATAAAAATTTTTACGGTTAAAATGTTTTGATGGGGAATATAATAATCTCCAAACTTCACCTTGTCACCCATACGGTATGTGTATCTTTGAAGGGGTGAATAAAGACTTGTCGTATCATTAATTAATTGCAATAAATCTTTATCTGAGGAAAAGATAAATTTGTTTTCGTCAGTTGCCATTTGACAGTAAAACGCAATTAAATCATCCGATTCGTTTTCCTCGACTTCAATTTGTCTCACAAAACACTCTTCAAGATATTGTTTTACTCTATCTTTTTGTGTATGGTATGACTCAAGTTTTTCCTCGGTCATATCATTTTTACGATTTAATTTGTAGTTAGGATATATTTCGCGTCTATACTTGAAGTTTTGCTTTCCGTCCCAAAATACGATGACTTTATCGTACTCGTTGTCGACCAGCTGTCGACGGAGAGTATTAAGGAAGTGAAAGACTCCCCCAATATGATTCCCCTCGACAAATAATTCTCGGACTCCGTGGAATCCAATTTTGAATAAATTATCTCCATCTACTAATAAAGTTTTTATCACTTCTGTGATTTTAAATTGTGAATACCTTGTTGTCTTTTTTAATTATCTTCTTTTTCTTCTTTCAAATCAAAATCACCGTCAGTACCAATAATTTCTTTCCAATATTCTGCATGTTCTGTCTTATACTTTTCAATAGAAGTCTTTTCTTCTGCAGCTTCTTTACCCGCTAAAAACCCGTGTGGCGTTACAATTATTTTACCATCCTCATAACCCAAACCATTAATGTGATTTTTCATTACAGATACTTTGGTTCTAATTGCAAACTTGACACTTCTTTTATCTTTGGTTGCCGTAATTTTGTTTGTACCCGATTCTTTTTGATTACCAAATAAAAACACCAAAGATGAATTTAACCAAATTGCCTCACCACCCTTACTTTTAATTTTAGGTTGACCAAATGGATTGTCTGGGAGACTCACCCATGGTTGATTAATTATAACTAAAGTATTTTCAAACTTTGATTCAGACTTCCGACTTCCTGAAATACGCTGGTTGATACCCATCCCAATTTTATCGGCCAATACACCAGCATTCTGCATTTTTCCACCTCGTCCTTCGTAAGTCATCTTACAAGGAACTGAACCAACTGAGTCCCATAGAAATAGTAAATTATACTCCAATTCACCCTTTTCCTGTGCGTCGAGTAAGGAATTAATATAATCAGTGATTTCCTCAATATAATTAAAACCATTATTGAAAATAAAAAAACCATCCCAATCAATTTCTCCAGTTGTTTCATCAACAACTTCTTCACATTGAAGCCCCATAAGACGAGCATGTTCGAAACTCCACTTCTGTTCAGTAATAATAAAGACAGGGAGGATTTCTTTCTTTTGTGAATCTACCGCAGTCTTAACTAACGCAGTTGTTTTTCCAGTGTCTGAGTGACCTAAGAACATATTAATATGCCCAATCGCAGGTCCCGGAAGACCACTCGCGTCCAAAAAGTCAGGACCTAAATCAAAAAATCTTTGAGGTTTGTATTTTGCCGAAGTAGAGTATTTCTTCTTAAAAGAAGAAAAATCAGTTGTTTTCTTTATCGCCATTATATTTCCAAAATTCTGTTAATACTTGAAGCTTGTCACTTGCATTTGCCAACTTTTCCACCATATTGTCCATTTCTTCCAAAATTTGTGGATGTTCACCAATACCGGCAGCATTTTCAAGATAAATCATTAGAGTTGCTTCCGCCTCCAATATTTGAGCCTCATACTTTTTTTTGAGACCA